TACTTACAATACTAACTTTATAGGTTTGATTCCTCTCCTCGCCACTTAATTAAGGTACTCAATATGAGTACCTTTTTTGTTATATTTAATTAAAACTTAATAAATGAATGATTTGAAATTGAGTGTAAAAATCATGCTACCAGGTGGTATGATGGTTACCCAAGATGAATCTAGGCATCTTGAGAAAACAAACCTAGAGGAAGAGATTAATACTCCTAAGATGAAAGTAGTTGATAAAAATGGTAACTTCAGATGGGTACATTATAGTACTAAATGGGGTAAACCTACCATGCAATGTATCAACATGACTAGAGAGGCATATAGCTATATGAGAAGTTTTGAGAGCTGCCCTCCTAGTGTAAAGCCTCATGTCTGGAAATCTACTCAGCCTAGTCAGAGGTTAGAGTATCATCTAGGTCTAGTATGTTTAAGTCTTGGAGGTAAGGGATTTTCTTATGAAGTGTTTGAAGATTAAAATGAGATTATGAATACATTTTTAACATTATTATCAGTACTATGTGCATTTGCCTTAGTAAGGTCATTTATTAGATATAACCCTAAACTGGACTTAGTAAAGTCCAGAAACAAGTATATTCTATTTCTATGGTATAATAAGTTCTATGCTTCTGGAGAGTTTGAAAGAAGAAAATATATTAAGTTATTTGAGATATGAAAGTAACAACAATAGTTAAAGTAGTTATATGGTTCTTCTTATATTTAATCATATTTAATACGAGTTTAGCTATGATTTCAGCTCCTAATACTATAGAGGTTATATTTGGGTTGCTTTTATTTATAGTCGCTATTATTGTAACATTTAAAACTGAATGTTTAACTACTATTAAATTTGGGAAGTATGACAGAAAAACAGATGATTAAGGCTAATAGTCTTTACAAAAGAAGAGAATCATTACTAAAGCAAAAGGAGATTTGGGAAGGAGCTACAGGGTTCAGTGAAATAGATGTAGTTTCAAAGGGATGCACTAGAATAATTGCTCATTCCTTTTTAGATTTCTTTGTTGTAAAAACCTTAGCTTTAGGTAATATAGAAAAAGAGCTAAAAGAAGTACAAGCAGAATTTGATGAACTATAATAACTAATTAAAAGAAAGAAAAGTATGAAAAGTAAAATTGTAATGGGACTATTGTCCTTGTTTTTGATATTCTCAGTAACATCATGTGTTGAAAAGGTTGATGCTGGATGTGAAGGTATCAAAGTAAATCTCTATGGTGATGACAAAGGTGTTGACAATGTATCTTTGGTTACAGGTATGATATGGTATAATCCTTGGACTACTGAGGTCTACGAATATCCTACCTATGTACAGACTATTGACTATCCTAAGTTCACAATCAATGCTAAAGATGGTTCAGAGTTTACTGTAGACCCTACTGTTTCACTTAAGATAATAGACGGTACTTCTCCTATTATCTTTAAGAAATATAGAAAGGAACTTAAAGATGTAATCAATGGTACATTATTTAATTATGTAAAGGATGCCTTTAGAGTACAGCTTAATAAGTTTACTACTGATGAAATAGTTAGTAAAAGAGATAGTATTGAGATAGCAATAGAAACATATCTCTCTAGAGAATTAAAGAGAGAGAATTTCCAGCTAGAACAGCTAACTTCAGGACTGCAATATCCTAGCACTATAGTTAAAGCTGTTAATGCTAAGAATAAAGCTGTACAGGATGCTCAGAGAGCTCTTAATGAAGTAAAAGTAGCAGAAGCTCAGGCTCAGAAATTAGTGGTTGCAGCTAAGGCTGAGAAAGAAGCTAATGAATTGAGACAGCAGGCATTGACTCCAGCTATTCTACAGAAGATGTGGATTGAGAAATGGGATGGTAAGCTTCCTACTGTAAATAGTGGAAGTAATATGATGTTGAACCTTAAGGATTTGAAATAATGTGGATAATTGTTGGTATTATAATGTTTTTAATAACATTATATATACATAAACACACTTATATCAGAAGATATTATGGACGTATAAGAGATGAAAAAAAATGTCCAAGTCCACTTTGGGCTGCTATAATTGCTCTTATTCTCCTATGTATTCCTGTTTTTGGTATAATTGTATTTGTAGTAGGTTTAATATCTTACTCTATCTACTTTTCAGGTGCAATGGAAACTGAAATTTATTTTAAACCTACAGGAGTTGTTAAAAAGATTATGGATTTTTTTTTAAAGAAAGAAATATGAGAAAATCAATAAGAGTACTCATTTTCCTTATAATATCTTGGACTTGTGCAATAGCAAGCCCAAGTTATGTAAAAATAAGTAAACCTCCTAAAATAAAAGCAAAGAAGGTTCATGTTATTAAGCATAGTAAGCCTAAATTCTTTAGTCAGTCCCCTGAAGAAGGATTAATGGAGGCTTTAAAATATTATGGAGTAAAGCATCCTGAGATAGTATATGCTCAAGCAGTACTTGAAACAGGTAACTTCAAATCAAACCTATGCTTGGAGAAAAATAATCTATTTGGGTTATATAATAGTAAGGCTAAAAGATACTATAGATTTAATCATTGGTCTGAAAGTATCGAGTCTTATGTAAATAATATACAGGATAGATATAGACCTCCGAATAACTACTATAAGTTTTTATCAGATATAGGATATGCTGAAGACCCTAATTATATAAAGAAAATAAAAAAGATTGTAAATGACAAGAGAAGAAATTCATGATTTGGCTTTATCTAAGATAGATAATACCAAGTATATGATATTAGAATTAATCACAGGATTTGGTAAAACCAAGACAGCAATAGACCTTATAAACCATATATGTGATAGGGTGTTTAATAGAGAACAATCACCTACTACTATTCTAATACTTGTAGCCAAGACTGTACATAAACAGACTTGGAAGGAGGAGATTGAAAAATGGGGTGGAATTAAGTCAGATTATATCACTATAGAATGCTATGAGTCTTTGAAAAAGTATGATAGTGCATATTTTGATATAGTGATAGCTGATGAAATGCAGCATCTCTCAGATGCTAGGCTAGAAGTATTAGAAACTATCCATATTAATGAGGCATTTATTGGTCTTTCTGCTACTATTAAGAAAGATATGAGGGATTACTTCGTTAATGCTTATAAAGCTGAAGTTATTAAGTGTGGTCTTAAGGAAGCTGTAGAAGATGAGGTACTTCCTGAGCCTACAGTATATCTACTACCTTTATCTCTTGATACTAAGAACTATTCTTATAGGATTAAGAAATTTAAACGTGATATAATTACTACTCAGCAAGGGTACTATAATACTATCTCATCTCTTATAAAGTGGTATAAGAATAAATTCTTAACCTCTAGAAGAGAGAGAATAAAGAATTTGTGGCTTTCTACAGCAGGTAAAAGGCTAAAATGGTTATCTGAACAAAAAGAAGATGTTGTATTAGCTCTTCTTGATAAGTTCAAAGACTGTAAGACTCTAACTTTTTGTAGTAGTATAGAACAATCAGAGAGATTAGGCAAGTATAATATTACTTCAAAGAATAAAGCTTCAGTAAAGAATCTTGAAATGTTCAATCTTAACAAGATTAAACATATTACTGCTTGTAATATACTCAATGAGGGTGTAAATCTTACTAATTGTAGAGTAGGTATATTCTGCAATTTAAATAGCTCAGAGATTGTCGTAAAACAAAGAGTTGGTAGGATACTAAGGCATAAATCTCCTATTATTATTATACCTTATTTTAAGAATACAAGAGAAGAAGAACTTGTTAAAAAAATGATAGAAGATTATAATAAGGAACTAATTAAAACGTTAAACAATATAAATGATTTAGAATTATGAAAAATGGAGTAAAGTTTAGTGAACCTAAGTTCTATGTGAACGAGGAACAGCGAGTAGTATTTTGTGAAATAATGTTTGATGCTCAGATGAAAAAACATCCAGCATGGGAATCTTTAGTATATAGTGTGCATGAAAAGAGGTTTCCTAAATTTAATACTTGGAGGCAGCTTAATAAAGTAGCTGCTAAGGCTAGATGTAGAAAAGGTGATACATTTGACCCTGAAATTGGCAAGAAAATAGCTGAGAATAGGGCAAAAGCTAAAGCTTTCAGCATTGTATCTAGAGTATGGCAGCTTCATGCTAATTACTTTAAGAAAATGGCTAACAAGTGTACATATACTAGTGAGGCATGCAAGGCAGCTAGGATGGTAGAACTTAGGGATGTTGAAGAAATAAGTAAATAGGAGAAGTTAATATGGCAAAACTTACTGATAAAGCATGCAAAAAGAATGGACTTCTTTTCAGTGAGGGAATAGCATTACTTGCCATTAGTTCATCCACAGAAGAAACTTATAGAGAATTAGTATCGAAAGGGCTAATATCAAAAGCTAATGGGTCCTTACAGCAGTTAAATAAAAAGTATCATGCTACTGAAAAGGGTATAGCCCTATCTGATGAATTATTAGCAGATAGTGAAGAAGATATAGTTTCTAAGGAAGATACCATAGGAGATTTAGCTGACCAACTTAGAAGTCTTTATCCTGAAGGTAAAATGCCAGGAACTTCTTACTATTATAGAGGTAATAAAGCTGATATAGTAAGAAAGCTAAAATCCTTCTTTAGAAGGTATGGACATTATACTAATGAACAGATAATAGAGGCTACTGAAAGATATGTCAGCTCCTTTAACGGGGATTATACTTATTTACGTCTGCTAAAGTATTTCATTTGGAAAGATGAAACTAAAGATGGAGAAACTTTACAAGTTTCTCAATTAGCAGAGTGGATTGAAAATGCTGGGCAAGTAAATAGAACTAATTCCGATTGGACAACTAATTTGAATTAATATGGACGCATTCGATAGAGCAATGGATGAACTCTCTGACAGAAGGCAGAGAATATTAGATGGATATATTAATTGTATCCCTCTTTCCTTTGTAAGACTTCGTAAATGGCTCCCTGGTATTGAGAAGAGAAGATATACTATAGTCACAGCTAACCAGAAAGTAGGTAAATCAAAGCTTAGTGACTTTATGTATGTCTATGAACCTTTCTTTTATATGCTAGAACATCCAGACCAACTTAGATTGAAGATTCTTTATTTTACTCTTGAAATGGGTAAAAAAGAGAAGTTCTATGAGTTTCTTTGTCATCTTTTATATAGACTTGATAAAATAAGAATTAGCACTACTCATCTTAAGAGTACTAATGCTGATGAGCCTTGTCCTGAGCATATTCTTGAGCTTATAAAAAGTGAGAAATATCAGAAATATATAAGAAAGTTTAAAGAAACTGTTATTTATATTGATGATATAAAGAACCCTACAGGTATCTATAAGAAGATTAGAAGCTTCATGTTGGAAAGAGGTAAATTCCATTATAAAAAGAGTACTATAAAGGATGAGAAAGGACTTCCCATGGAAGTAAATACTATAGACTATTTTGAGCATGATGATGAGGATGAATATGTAGAAGTAATACTTGATAACTATTCTAATCTTATGCAAGAACAAGGAATGGATAAAAGAGCTACTATTGAGAAAATGAGTAAATATGCCATTGAATTAAGAGATAGATTTGATATTCATTTCTGTGCTATTCAGCATCAGGCTCAGGCTCAAGAAGGTATTGAAAATCAGAAGCTTAATAAGTTATATCCTTCTTCAGACGGATTAGCAGATTGTAAGACAACTACTAGAGATGCTAATCTTGTATTAGGATTATTTAGTCCATTTAAATATGGACTTGAAACCTGGGAGAAATATAATATAACTGAATTTAAAAATAATATAAGGTTTCTGTTAGTACTGGAAGATAGAGATAATGGAGCTGGAGGACAAATATGTCCTTTATTATTCGATGGTGAAATAAGTTACTTTAATGAGTTGCCATTACCTAGTAATAAAGCAGAAATTGCTAAGGTAATTGAGTATATAAATGAAGTAATAAGAAGAAAGTCAAGTCCAATTTTCATGCTTTCTATAAAGGAAAAAATAGTTAAAAAGTTGCATAGGTTATCTAAAAGAATTATCTTTGCAGAGTAAATATTTTAAATATGGCAAAAATTTTAGTGTTAGCTAAGAGTGGTTTTGGTAAAACTACTTCTTATTGTGGAAGAGAAAAACTAGGAATTAAGGGACTAAATCCTGAAGAAACCTACGTTATTCAGTGTATTAATAGAGGAGTTCCTAATCCTAAGTTTAAATTAGTGAGTGGTCAAATCTCTATAAGTAATGTAGGTAAGACTAATCAGAGTCTTAATAACCCTGATATTTTAACTACAGGAAATAGATTACAAGTAGATGGTCTTACTGGTCTTGATAGGTTTGCAGCAGTGGCTGAAGTAATAAACCTTCTTAAAGATTCACCTTATAAGAATATTATCATTGATGATTTCAACTACTTGGCTCAAGATTTCTATATGAATAATGCAATGAAAGGTGGTTGGGACACTCCTAAGCAGATTGGTTATGGTATGGGATTAGTTTTTGATTCATTCAGAAGCTTCCCAGAGAATAAAAATCTTATATGTTATGCTCATTATGAAGAGTACAAAGATAAGAATGGGGATTCTATTTCTTATAAGTTCAAGACTACTGGAAAAATGGTAGCTTAGTCATCTGCCATTATCTATCTAACTGCTGAAACCCCCTTAGAGCCTTTAGTACTGCTATTATGTAGTAATATATAATTTGCACCAACTTTAATGTGTTGGGTATAGTAATAATCTAAAGGATTGGGCAACCGAAGTAAATACAATTCTGATTGTATAGAGCAGCCAAGCTTCCTATTAGGAAGAAGGTTCATCGACTATCCTCTGTTGTGGAGGAGTACATTTGTAACGTGATTAATTATAAGTGGAAATGGTAGACATTAGACCCGTTAAAATTTATGTCTTAAAACATCCTGATACTCTTGAAGTAAGATATGTAGGGAAAACTGTTAGAAGTCTTAGTAGAAGATTAGGTAACCATATAGCTAATGCTAATGGTAATATGCATAATAAGCATTTATCTAATTGGATTATTAGTATTCTTAATAAGAATAAAAGACCTATAATAGAATTACTTGAAGAATGTGATTATTCTGTGTGGCAAGAAAGAGAACAATATTGGATTTCTCAATTTCCTAATCTTATTAATTTGACTAAAGGTGGAGATGGTTGTCTTGGGTTTATTCAAGATGAATCTACTAAAGAAAAATTAAGAATAGCTATGACAGGAAGAAAGCATACAGAAGAGTTTAAGCAGAATATGAGTTTAAG